TGGCGATGCAGACGGCCAGAGTTTTGCCGATTTCGAGGATTTCGACGATGAGTAACATAAATTACGCCCCACCGGCCTCTTTAAGCCCGTTTTTGACCTGCGAAGACTTCATAAGCCTCATATCTGGCCCCGTAGGGTCAGGTAAGTCGTCGGCTGCAATGATAAAAATAGCGTATCACGCCAAGATGATGCGGGCGGGCACGGATGGAATACGCAAAAGTCGGGCGGTTGTGGTCAGAAACACCAACCAGATGTTGACAGATGCCACGTTACCGACGTTTTTTACGTGGTTTCCCGAGGGGCCAGCGGGACATTTTGCAAGAACGGACAAACGGTTCTTCCTGCGGTTCGATGATGTGGAATGTGAGGTGTTATTTAGGGGTCTGGACGACGCAAACGACGTTCGACGGCTCTTGTCGCTGGAATGTTCGTTCGGGGTACTGGACGAGTACCGAGAAATACACCCCGACATCTTCAACGCGCTACAAGGACGGGTCGGGCGATACCCCTCGGTGGCTAACGGGGGTTGCGTTAAGGATGATGGCACGCCGAACCACCACTTGTGGGGAGCGACCAACGCGCCGGACGCGGATACGTTCTGGGAAGAATACATGTCCGAGCCGCCCAATAACGCGAAAGTGTTTAAGCAGCCCAGTGCGCTGAGCGACGAAGCGGATTGGTTGGAGTATCTGGTCGAGGGCTATTACGAGAATCTGGCCGAGGGTAAGACCGACGACTGGATCGACGTATACATACATAACAAGTTCGGGCGTTCCTTAGCGGGCACGCCGGTGTATGACCGCGCGTTCAACACGGGGTTTCACGTTGCCAAGGAATCCATAAAGCCTGTGCCCAACACAGAGTATCCCATCATCGCGGGGGTGGACTTCGGACGGACACCTTGCGCGATCTTTAAGCAGCGTGATCCTAGAGGTCGAGTGGTTACGCTGTCAGAGATTACCAGCGAAAACATGGGGATAGAGACTTTCGTACGCGTCATGTTGAACCCACACATCGCGCAGCATTACCCCGGCTACAACATTATCTGTGCGCCAGACCCCGCTGGGTTTATGAAACAGCAGCTAAACGAGATGACGTTGGTGGACGCCCTCAAAGCGGCGGGCTACCAGTGTATAAAACCCCCCAGCAACAAGCCGGAATATCGGATACAGGCGGTTGAGCGGTTGCTAAGCCATCAGCTTGACGGGGAGGCGATGTACCTCATTGATCCTAGCTGTACGATGCTTATTAGGGGGTTCCAGCACGGGTATCGCTACAAGAAGAAGCGGGACGGGCAGGTTGAGGCAAAACCCGACAAGAACGAGTATTCGCACATACACGATGCCAACCAGTACGCCGATAGCGTCATTGATGTTTCCATTCGTGGGGCGCAGCGTAGGAACACAAAAAGAGATATTGTAAAGAGAAACTATGTCTATACTTGATTACAGGCCGCTTACTGTTACAATTCAGCCTACTAGTCGGTTAATTTAGGCGAAGTCTATGGCAGATGTGTCTATGGCGCTCATTCCGGTAGCGAGTGCAGCCGATCTTGAGCAACAAGCAAACGAGCGTAACGCTGAACTACAAGCGTCCCCCGCGATACAAGGACTCGGCGCGCACGTTCGACGCCGCTGGGAAGTGGCGCGTGACTCTAAGCGTGAGCTTGAGGAACGTATGCTCAAGTGTTTACGACAACGTAACGGCGATTACGACCCCGATATTGAGTCGCAGATAAACTCACAGGGCGGGTCTGACATCTTTGTTCAGCTTACCTCTGTAAAGTGTAGAGCGGCAACTAGTTGGCTGCGTGACACCTTGCTAGGTAGTGGTAATGACAAGCCTTGGGCTATCGACCCCACTCCCGAGCCTGAGCTTCCTCAGTTTATTATGGACGAGCTTATGGCTGAACTGTCCATGGAAATTCAGACGCACATGGTTCAGACGGGCCAGACGCCGGACGAGGAAACGCTGCGTAAGAAAGCCGCGCAGATGCGCGATGTCGCCTTCCGCGAGTATAGGGATGAGTCTGAGAAGCGTGTCGAGCGTATGGAACGCGCGATGGAAGACCAGCTACAAGAAGGTAACTGGGGCAAAGCGTTCAACGAGTTTATAGATGACATCGTGACCTTCCCCTTCGCGTGTATGAAAGGGCCAGTAAAGCGCCGCCGCAAAGTGATGAAGTGGGTCGATGGACAGTTACAGCCTACTGACGTTGTGCGTAACGAGTGGGAGCGGATTGATCCGTTCATGCTGTACTGGGCACCTTGGGCATGGGACATTAACGACGGTTTTGTTATCGAACGCCACCGCATGACTCGCGACGAGCTACAGGCGCTTATTGGCGTTCCCGGCTACAACGAAGATGCGATACGTTCAGTGTTGTTCGACTTTAACGGTGCGGGCTTTTCGTCCGACTGGCTGTGGGTGGATTCTGCACTGACAGACGCCGAGGGTAAGGACACCTTACACTCTACCGTCAACGAAGACCTCATCGACGCGCTACAGCTATGGGACTCTGTAGAAGGTAAACTCCTGTTGGAATGGGGTCTTACCGAGGAACAGATACCCGATGCGGCGTTGAGCTACCCCTGTGAGGTGTGGTTGATTGGCGGTAAAGTCATACGTGCCGTACTGAACTACGACCCGCTAGGTCGCAAGCCTTACTACTTAACTTCTTATGAAGCTAAGCCGGGGTCAGTAGATGGTAAGGGCGTAGCTGACCTATGCCGAGATTCCCAACTAATGATGAACGCCACTGCACGCGCGATGGCGAACAACATGGGCATTTCCTCTGGCCCACAAGTCGGTGTAAACGTAAGTCGAATGCCACCGGGCGAAGACATTACTGACCTACACCCTTGGAAAATATGGCAGTTTGAGTCTAGTGAGTATAACGACAGTGCGCCCCCGCTGACGTTCTTCCAGCCGCCCAGTAATGCACAGGAGTTGATGGCGGTTTTTGAGAAGTTCTCAGAGAGAGCTGATGAAGACACGATGATACCCAAGTACATGACTGGGGGCCATCAGCCGGGGGCGGGTCGTACTTCTTCGGGCCTATCAATGATGATTTCCAACGCTGGTAAGGGTATTAAGCAGGTAATCAACAACATCGACAAGAACGTTATCGTACCGGCCATTGAGCGCCTGTACCAAGACAATCTACGGTATAACCAAGACCCTGAGATAGTCGGTGACGTTAACATCGTGGCACGCGGGGCTAGTTCTCTAGTCGTCAAAGAAGCTGAAGCGATTCGACGTAACGAGTTCTTACAGCTTGTACTTAACAGTCAACAAGCTAGCCAGATTGTAGGCGCACGCGGAACTGCTGAGTTGTTAAGAGATGCGGCTAAGAACTTGAACATGAACGTCGATAAGGTCGTTCCAGACAGTAACCAAGTGTCTATGATAGAAGAACAGCAACAGATGATTACCCAGTTGCAACAACAACTTATGATGCTACAGGAGTCTATGAGTGCTGCACCAGATAACGTCGAGTTCGCGCGTGATGCTCAAGGCAACGTCACCGGCGCAACGCGCTCGAAAGCTGCGCCCCTGTTACCCGATGGTTCGCCTGTCGGCGGTCGCGACGGTAACCAGATGCGAAACGTCGCAACAGGACGCAACGGATGATACAAACAGGGTTAACATCAGCCGCTAAGTTGTTGTTTTTGAAGTCAATTATAAATGACTCCTGTAAACTCGCGCTATACACAGCAGACGCCAAACTAGGGCCGGAAACAACGCTCTACACCTCTGTAGGGGAAGTTACTGGGGCCGGGTATAAGGCTGGCGGTATGAAGCTGCATAGCTGCTGCGTGGAGAACGACACAGATGGTAGCGCGTTTATTTCGTGGGGTAACGCGGAGTGGCCTAGAGCCTCTATAACCGCCGCAGGGTATATGATATACGACACTTCCAAAAACAACACAGCGTTGTTTGTCGGAGGCTGGGGTGCTGATTACACAAGCACTAACGGCCCGTTCGTCGTAAATATACCCGAAAAACAGATTATGTTGGTATAGCTGATGGCTACACCATCGTTTACGTTGCAAAACAACAATGTGCTTGCTGATGCTGAAAGCACAGGAGGCTGGTTTGGGGCAAGTGTAGGTTTGGATAACGAAGTTTTCATCCAAGGGAGCAATTCCATCGGTGGAGAATTTCGTTCTGACCTACAGACTCAAGGTTATGCAAACGCGTCTGCCCCGTCTGGTTCTGGTAAAACCTTTCGGGGCTGGTGGAATTTCACCTTTGTTTCGTTTCTGGACATAGAAGCAAACGGGGGTATGGAATTTTTTATGGGCGATGGTACTAGGGAGTTTCGGACTGTTGCTGGAAGGGACACATACGCGGGTGGCTGGTTTTATGTAGTTGCAAGCGTAGACAAGTTTACAACCCTTACTGCTGCTAACGTAGACGAGTGGGGGTTCCGTTTTAACCGTACAGCGCAGCCGCGAAAGCTGCGGAATATGTATACAGACTATTTCTTTTATATGGACGGGTATTTTGTAACAGGCGGCACTGCCGTAGACCCCGTTACGTTATCTGACATTGGAATTGTTGATGCTAATAGCTCTTTGGGCCTAGTTACAGATATAGATGGTGCGTTTTTCTGTACAGGCGAATTGCAAATAGGGAATGGTGCTACTGCGACCGATTTTGATATGGACGGTAACGTTCTTATCTATACAGACCAAGAAGTAAGCGCTGGCCTGTATAGATTTGTAATTGACGGTACTGGGGTCAATGCCGAGTTGCGAAATTCACTTTTTCAATCAACCGGAACTACAGACGATACCCGCTTTATCTTTGATTTGAGTGCAGACAATTTTACTTTGACTAATGTGGGTTGCGTTTTGCAACGAGCAGCAGCAATTAGTTTTGGGTCAAGTCAGACTATAAACAGTTGGACGTTTACAGACTGCTTTGCAATTACGACAAACGGGGCAACGCTGTCGGAGTGCACCATTAACGATACGGCTAGTACGTCTGCCGTTGTTGTTTCTAATCTTTCCCAAGTTGATGCGTGTGTTTTTACCGGTGACAACACAAGTCACGCTGTAGAGCTAACTACAGTTGCAACTAACGGAGAAACACAAACTTGGAATTGTAGTGCTACTGGGTATACGTCTGGCTCCCCTGCTACGGTAACGACTACAAACAACGATGCCCATATTCTAGTTACCGCAAGCACATCGAATGATTTGACAATTAGTGTGTCGGCTGGCGCAACTATTCCGTCAGTGAAGCTGGATGCGGCGTACACAGGCACGGTAACTGTTCAATCAGGACTAGCTACCCTGACAATTAGTGGGGTAATAGCTGGCTCTGATGTGGTAATATATACCGCCGGTTCTATTACAAAACTGCAAGACGATCAGGATATATCTGGAACTACATCTACCTACACGTACACTTTCTCTGCGGGAACATTCGTAGACATAAAAGTATACGCGGAAGGGTACACACCGTTCTTCATATACGGATTTGAGCTTGGATCGGCCAGTGCTACGCTGCCCGTAGCGCAACAACTCGACAGAAACTACGTTCCTTGAAGGGGGATTAACAAATGGCTAAAATTATTGATGGTGATGATCTTGTTGTTGGCACCGAGATTACGATTGACACCACCGCCCGTACTTTCACACTTTTAGAGGCGGGTAACCTTGTCTTTAAAGACGGTGTTACAGCCCAAGCGCTGTATTCTAAGTTTATTAAGCTTTGGGAAACCTCTGCTTATAACAGTTTCCCGTTCCCTATGTACGCAATTGACGCAAAATCTGGTCAGTTTGAATTTGGTTTTGACGGTTCTAGGTTCAACGACTGGGGGCCAGCTAACGACGCAACGCGAAACGCGATTCGTGACGGTGGTTTTAACGAATACGAAGCCGCAGGTACTCCCGACATTGCAGGGACTTCCGATACAGGAAACCTAAAGCGTCGTTATGTAGGCTTGGTGAGCTTGGGAGAGTTCAATACCGGCGGTCAAGCGTATTATCAGCTTGTCTCAGGCGCGACTCCTGCTGACTTTGTTTTTGACGACGAGCCTAACCAAGCTATCCAGATTTTCGGGGATGCGTCAAACGGAAACTTTGACTCTCAGACGTTCTTTAAAGGCTATATCCGAGAGGAAGGTTTTACGTACGACGACTCTATTCTTTCTGATACAGGTCAGACAAGTACAGGCGCGTTTATCGTTAACGCACTGCTGTCTAACGCTGTTGACTCCAACGTTGTCAACACTGACGCAGAGATTACTGGGTCACAATCAGCCACCTACGCCAACATTGACGTAAGCTACTACACTTCTTCTCAGTCAATCGACATTAACGACGCTGCCGACGATTTTGATTTCCGAATCATTATTGATGGGGACAATAAAACGCTCCAGCAGATTTACACCAAAGTCCAATATCTGCTACGGCAGACGACTGACATAAACACTGCTGGTGACGACGGCACAAAGCGCGGTGATATTCAAGACCTGCTTATGCGGTTTGAGGGTAACCAGCTAATCTGCTCAAACAGTGTGTTTATTGAGAACCTACGTCCTCAAGACAAGAACAACGTAGACTTCTTCGATAACGCTGGCACCAAGCGAATCTTTGACTTCGCCGCTACGTTGCAGCTTAACTTTAACAGCTTCCTACAAACAGGCAGCACAGGCTACTTCGTTGCTTACATCACAGACTCGGTTAGTGGAACAGATGACTACGGAACAGCTACCGCGATTGTCCTAGACGATAATACTGATACAGATATATCAGGCACGATCAACGCTGCGTCGTTGACGTTCTCTATCGACTTCGATAACAATACGCAAGGCGGTCGAGTGGATGCAGACGAAAACTCCGCAACCATACCGATCACAGTTATCGCGGGTAACAAGGGCGTAGCTAAGCCAGTGGTAGCTACGGCTACAGTTGAGCGAAGTAAGTCCAACGTTGTTACACTAACTGCTGAGCAAGATAGAGCATATACGGACTGATAGGAGTTAGTAATGCCTAACAACGAAAGAAGGAATACTCAACTACCACCGAGAGGACAGGGCGATAGGATTTATCATGTCCATACCGCCGAAGTAGAGTTCTCTGGTGGTGTTGGGCCTTGGAAGATTGGGCGTATGTACACGATAAGCGGGGCCGGTGGCCCCACTATGATGGTGCATTTGCATGGTCGCCAAGGTACTGACTCCGCAGGGCATTTATCCGTGCACTACAGTAACGTGGATAGATACACTGAGGACAGGCAACCTATAGCGGGTCAAGATATTCTTGACCCCGATACTTCTGCCGTTGTTGGTACAGTCGTAGCTGCTTACGATGTTTATATTCCCAGCGCAAACATTATGGGTTTCGATAACCCTGAATATGGCTTGGACGTAGACATTACTGGCTCTGCAAACATTCGATTTGCCGAGGGACTGCCTCAGCTAGATGCTTGGGGTAAGTTGCGTGTCAGTGGCGGCACTCAGTTAGGCGACTATGTATTTGGTCAGGAAGAAGTATTTACGGCCAACTTCTCGCCTGTCGAGTTATCTGGAGGCTATGCCGATTACAGCAACACACGGCACTCTATAAAGATAGGTGTGGACAACACCGTTGACGCTGCCAATGGGTTTGCGTCTTCGTCATCCAACCAGTACCACCATTATGTAGCTGGCTCTAGCCATCTCTGGGCGGGTACTGCGCTTTTAAACGCCCCTGCTACGACAGGTAACATTCGTCAATGGGGATTGTTCGACGCTAACAACGGGTTCCTGTTCCGCGTTGGCACTGGCGGTGTTGACGCCACTGACGCTACCGGACTTTCTGTTGTAATCAGGTCAAGCATTCCCGAGGCAGCACAGAAAGACACAATTATCCCAAGGTCGTCGTGGAACGGTGATAAGCTGGATGGAACCGGCGACAGTCAGGTTGTTCTTGATCTGGCAAAGGTAAACTTGTGGTGGATCGACGTACAGTGGCACGGCGCTGGTCGTGTACGCTTCGGTGTGTACGAGGAAGGACAGAGAGTTGTATGTCATAGCTATTATCAGGGTAATGAATATGCTCAGGCGATGAGCCAAACAGCTTCTCTGCCAGCTTGTTACTCTTGTAAATCTACGGGTGGCTCGTCTACTAACTTGTATGTTGAATCATGGTCTGCGGCAGTATGGACTGAGAGTGACATTGATCTTCGGGCCTACGGCTCACCCGCGACTTACGCTTCGCCCCACACGACGGTCACAGCAAACATCAGTGATAACTGGCAGCGCTTGTTCGCACTGAGTCCAAGAGAGCTTCATGCAAATGGAGAGGTCAACCATAGTCTGTATGTGCCTACATCCATTAGCGCGTATGCGTTTAACGACACGGGCGCTGCTGTAGGTCAATTCGACGGTGCCGATGCAGTCATTGATCTGAAGATGGAAATTAACAGCGTCGATAACGACAATGTTTTTTCTACCCTTACTGGCACTAATGTCGAAATATCAACGGCTGGAGCCAGCTTTGAAGGCGGCAAGATAATTCTTCAGGATATGTTTAAAGGTCGGTACGACAGCATTCTTACTGACACGTTTAACAACTTGCAGTATGGCGCGGTTAAGAACTTCCCCGATGATGGCGGTACGGTTGAGAACACGATAGCGGCAATCTCTGCGGGATCACCCGCTGTTATGACGACAACAGGACGGATTAACGTCAGAGAGCCTATGACGGTTACTTTCCCATTCAACGCTGGCGGGTACACAATTACGGGTACTGACAACGCTAGCTACGATGATCTAACTGTCTATGTTAAACCTGTCAGCGTCAATAGCGCGGAGCTTTACTCGGACGCTGGATTAACGACACCCATATCCTTGGGCGCGGCAACTGGCGGCAATATCAAAGGCTTTCAAGGTTCTAGGGTTGTATGGAGCTTCTTTGCTAAGACACGAACGGCTTACTACCCTAACGCCAAGATAATGGTGGTCGTCAACTGGAAAGAGATAATTCAGTAAATGTCAGTACCACTCTGGGCGGCGCATGGCGAAGAATGGCTGGATGCTGAAAAAGTCAGCTTCAACGGCGAAACGCGCACGATCCGAGTTAACGACGGTGTTACTAACCTAGATATACGTACTGAAGTCTACTCGGCTTGGGTTAGATGGGTAGAACGGGCTGACAACGAGCGATACTACTTTGCCATGCGGTTCACCGGGCTTGACCCAATCCCCGGCGGTTTTACAGGGGACAGCTACTTTTTAATTAACAACTGGAAGTTACTGTATGACCCTAGGGTTGTCGCCATAACAGGGGTTTTGTTTTCCGACGACTACTCTACTCCTTACTACTTTGTGGAAGATGGCGCAGCGGTGTTCCCCGCGCAAATATCGTCTTTGGTCAATACGGTTGAAACGAAGACTAACGTTGTTACGGGCGATCTTAGTGCTGTCCCATCTAGCTCTGATAACGCCACAGCGGTTTGGCAGCAGGTACTTGAGTCATCCCTAAACGCAGAAGAATTAGTCCGCCTTATGGCGTCAATGCTCACCGGAAAAGTCTCGGGTGCGGGCACTGGCACTGAAACGTTCCGTGATCTGGATGATAGTAAAGACCGCGTAGTAGTCACCGTAGACGAAAATGGTAACAGGACTGCGGTGGTGAGGGATGCCACTTAGTACCTTCGCAGCTAGGACATTCCGCGCTGATACGTTTACTACGGCTTTAGGGCAACAACGCCCCGAAGTAGTACAACCAGCCCAGCAGAATACGGGTGGGACGATACTCCCCTTCCGTAAGCGCGCTACAACTCCTGAAGTATTTACAGAAGTTAAGGCGTTGTGGGAAATCGCGCCGCCTATAGCGGTAGTGCCACCAGCGCTATTCCGTCCCCCAGCCCCGCCGTTACCCGAAAAATCGCCAGATATTGTTTATCCCGCGCCGCTGCCAGAAATAGAGCGGAAAGGTGTAACGACTACTACGCCCCAATTCCGTATATACGCACAGCCCGCAACAGCTACAGTGCAGACTGCTAACGTATTAGAAGGGGCTAACAGTGTCGGGGTGACAAATTACGGCATAGCAGTACCAGCAGGTAGTGCGGAAGCAGCTAACAAGTTGGGCGCTGGCATAACGCTACACCAAGTTTCGTTACCTACAGTTGTTAGAAATTTAACGGACGAAGAACTTGTTGCAGTTGCGTTAGGTATGATATAAGTTAACCCTATGTTTTTAGAGCATAAAACAGACCGACAGCATGTACAGGCGTTACGCGAGTGTAAACTGCGTGATGACAAGTTACTGGAGCTTTTTGCTACCCTTTTGGATAACGTAAAAGACAGACTTGTTACAGCAGAAGAACCTTGGGTAATCCACCGCTTGCAGGGTCAAGCTAGTGTTCTAAGAGATTTCCTCAACGCGGTAGAACAATCGCAAGAGGTTTTAGACCGCCGTAAGGCGTAAATATCCAGCAAACCATTATGTTACACGCAGACCAACAGGAGCGTGTCACAGAGTTGGAGCTTTAGGAGAGAGTGATGCCAATACCAAAGCAAGTACAAGCACAAGCCAGTGAAGCCGATGAACTAAGCCAGCAGCTTTATGGAGAAGCCCCTGCAACGGAAGTCGATACGGCTCCCCAAGCGGAAGTGGTGGAACCCGAAGCAAAGCAAGAGCCAGCACAATCGCAAGAACCAGCCAGTGAAGTTGTTGCTGAAAAGGTAGAGGCAGAAAAACCAGACGAAGAAGGCAAGGTTTGGAAGCAGAAGTACAAAACCCTACAAGGTATGTACGATGCGGAAGTTCCTAGGCTCCACCAACAAGTTAAAGACTTAACAAGTAAGCTAGATGATCTAGTTACGCAAGTTAAAGCCTCTGACAAAGCGGTGGAAGAAGCCAAAGAGCAAGCCAAGCACGAGCAGCTTCAAAATCTGGTTACTGATGAAGACCGTCAAGAATTTGGTGACGATCTGATTGCAATATCGCGCAAAATCGCAAGAGAAGAATCCGCCGAGCTATATAAACAGCTTGAAGCCGTACAGGGCGAGAACAACCAGCTTAGGGAAATGCTGGAACAGACTGGCTCTAAGGTAACCCAGACATCGTTTGAGCAGGAATTGCATCGTTTAGTGCCTGATTTCGTTCAGGTAAACGCTGATCCTAACTGGATTCAGTGGTTAGACGAGCATGACCCCCTCTTACGTGCACCGCGTCGGGTTGTGGCCGAAAAATCCTTTTCTGAAGGTGACGCTGATAGCGTTGCACATTTTGTTAACTTGTTTAAGAACTCCCAACAAGAAGCTGATCCTGCACAACAGGTTGTTAACAAAGAGATTGAGAGTCAGATTCAACCCTCAAAAAGCACTTCCTCGCCATCTACACCTGCGCCAAAGGGCAAGACATACACTAACGATCAAATTAGGGCTATGTTTGTCAAAATAACGCACATGCAGAAAGCGGGTAAGTCTGATGAGGCACGTAAACTTGAAGCCGAAATAGACGCAGCTTACATGGAAGGTCGTGTCGCTGCGTAAACCAATTCTGTAAAGGAGGCCAATCATGGCTGTTTTTCCGACTAATGGCGCGTTCACAACGTCGCCCGAGTACACTGGCGCGTTCATCCCTACCCTCTGGTCTGGGAAGTTACTCGCTAAATTCTACCAAAACACTATGTTGTCAGAGATTTGCAACACTGACTACGAAGGTGAGTTGAAGAACAAAGGCGATACCATTCGTATCCGCACTGCGCCTTCAATCACCATCAACGACTACACTGGTGCAGGTTCTACTCTGTCCACTGAAGTCCCAACGCCTATCTTCCAAGATATGCAGGTCAATCAGGCTAAGTATTTTAGCGTGCAGACCAACGACGTACTTGCGCAGCAAGCTGACATGGACTTAATGAACATGTTTACTGAAGACGCTGCCAAGCAGATGAAGATTGCCATTGAGGACGAAGTGTTCTTTAACTCTTTCGTTACTGAAGGCCCAGATGCATCTAACACTGGCGCAACCGCTGGTGCGCTGTCTGCTGCATACAACTTGGGTACTGACGCCTCGCCAATCGACACTTCTACCGCCAACAACTTGTTGGAGACTATTCTTCGTATGTCTTCTGCTCTTGACGAGCAAAACGTACCCGAGGAAGGTCGCTGGTTGATTATGTCTCCGTTTGACCGTCAGATTTTGATGCGTTCAGACATCGGCCAAGCTAACTTCATGGGCGATCCCTCTAGCACCATCCGTACTGGCAAGATCGGTATGCTAGACCGTTTCACGGTTTACGTATCTAACCTCCTGCCTCGTGGCGAACTCAACAAAGAGCTTGTCTCTGGTTTGACTCCCACAGCTAACGGCGGTGCCAATACGTCTGCTGCGCGTCGCACTATGATTGCTGGTACTAACCACGCAACTTCATTTGCTATGACCATCAGCAAGACTGAGCCTCTGCGTAACCAAACTGACTTCGGCGACATCGTTCGCGGATTGGCAGTATATGGCCGCAAGGTTGTTAAGCCTGACTGCCTAGCAGTTGCTCTGGTAGCTTAAAGCTAAACACGGGGGTGCCTGTACGCGGCCCCCGTTCTTTTAGGAGATATTTATGGACGCACACGAACTCTGCCAAGCACTACACGGCGAATGCAGTATGAACCGTATGATTGCGTGGGTTGACGGTAAAAAGCAAGTCATTGCTAAGTCTACAAGTGGCGAGTGGAAGCTAGAGCCTGTCGGCGCTGCCGTAGCAGCCAAGCTAAACGCTTCTAAGGCTGTAGGTGTGAAAACTACAGAAAAGCCCAAGCCTAAGACCAAGTACGGTCGTAAGCCTAAGAACTTAGCTAGTGAAGGTATTGAGGTTGACCCTCCTGAAGCGCTATAATTAGCTGTGAACTTTTGGGTCTAAGCTATGAAGCCGGTCAGTGATTTTTATGCACGCGTGATACCTTACGTACCCGGCTGTCCGAATACATTTGCTGCGCAAGCGATTGTTGATTCCGCCGTATACTTCTGTGAACACTCTTTAGCCCTACGATTCACCGCTGACGAGTTTTCCACTGTGGCGGGAGTTAACCAATACGATGTAGATGTGCCGACTAACCACCTACTAAGTCGTATTATCTATTTGACTGTAGATGGGGATGAAATACACCCTATAGTTGCTAGCTCGTTACCACTTGTAGCGACACAGCAGAGTAAGCCTACGAAGTATTACGTTACGCAGAGCGAGTCTGAGTTACAACTTAACTTGTCTGCTACGCCTGACGACGTATACCCAGTAAACATGTCTTTAGCGCTTAGACCCACCGTTGACGCAAAGTTTTTAGCCACTGAGTTATATGACTATTGGCACGAACCTATAGCGTTTGGGGCACTAGCTAGGCTAAAGTCTGCGCCGGGACAGCCCTATACTGACCTCGCTGAAGCTAATTTTTACTCACAAAAGGCTAAAATGTTGTGTAAAAACGCTCGGAATGAGGGTAACATTAGCCGCATAGTAGGTTCCTTACAAACCCAACCACGCCCCTTTGTGTGAGGTAAACGATGACCATACAAGCTAGTAGTGTACTAAAGCGCTGTATTGATACACTCCAAGATACAACTTCTGTCCGTTGGCCCGTAGAAGAACTAGTGCGTTACCTTAACGACGCACAGCGCGAAGTTGTCCTGTATCGCCCTGACGCGATGGTAACTACAGTAACGAAGTCTTTAGTAGCTGGTAGTAAGCAGGATTTAAAGGCTCCCGGCTTAGCAGCGGCTAAACTTATTGAGATTACGCGTAACGTCAACAACTCAGAGCAGTTTTTTGGCGGCGTACGTCTTATTAACCGCGAGATATTAGACTCTCAAAAGCCAGAGTGGCACGCAGAAACTCTGTCTGGGAATATTCAGCACTATATGTATGACCCCCGCAATCCCTTAGAGTTTTACGTTTATCCCCCTGCAAAGACTACGGCAGTGCTTGAGGTTATCTACTCTAAGTACCCTTCGGATATAGCCGAAGCCCCAGCACTGGGGTCAGTTACAGGTGAGCTTAGCGTACCTGACATCTATAGTAATGTGGTTCAGGACTACATTTTGTACCGCGCATATAGCAAAGACAGCGAGTACGCTGGTAATGCGCAGCGCGCACAGGCTCACTACGGGGCGTTCGCTAACGCTCTTGGTATTGAGATACAAGCAACGGTGCAAGTTGCGCCAAATCCGGTTTCCAACCCTAATACGCCGATGCGCGTTCCTGCACAATAGAGGACTTAAACCATGAGTCAGTTTTCTGATTACACCGAGCAAAACATATTGACGACCACCCTTCGGGGCGGCGCGTTCCCAGTACCTTCTGGCGTATATATTGCGCTGTTCACCACTGACCCTACTGATGCTGCTAGCGGCGCAGAGGTGAATGACGCTTCTTGGACTACTTATGTCCGAGTTGACGCTGCAGATGGCGGTAACATTGACACTGGCTGGACTGCTCCTGCAGACGGCGTTTCGTCCAATGCAAAAGTAATTACGTTTCCCGCTAACAACGCAGGGTCTTCAGTCACCATTACACACATTGGTGTTTTCGATGCAGCTACGGCGGGCAACTTGTTGTATCATGCCCCACTAGTATCTTCTAAGACCTTGCTAGACGGTGACGTTCTTTCTTTCGCTATTGGAGCAATTACCGTTACCGTAGCGTAATGAAATAACGGGAGTGTTATGAGTACCTTCTACACGCCTGACGGCGCGGCGGTAAACACCGCTCCCAAATCGACTTACACACAAGGCTCCGTACAAGTTACGGCGTCTTGTTCTGTAGCAAGCGCAGCCAACTATATACTCTCGGGGGTAGCTCCTACCCCTTGCGCTGCTACTGTTACCTCCACGGCACTCCGTACAACTCCCGCAAACGCAAGCCCTCTAGGCACGTTTAACGCGGTAGTTAGAGCGGGGCAAATCTACGCAGGTTCGGCAGCGCACACTACAATAGGTAGTGTAAACGCCTTTGTAATACGTATTGTCGAAACCGCCGTATCTTTGGCTGCTACAGCGTCTATATTGGCAATCCCTGCTGATGTACTGGGTGAAAGTGACGCGTCCTCCGCAGCAAGTATAAGTGCTGGCGCAACGCTTATTAGGCCCGC